AAGTTCAAAGCCGAAGAAATTCATGCCATCCGCCGAAGAAGTTCATCACTGATCTGCATTCGCTTAGGTCTACTAATTGCATCTTCCATCGAAAGCATCCATGCGTCAACATCATCATCATTCTCGATATTGGGGAATCCCGTCGCATGATCCAAGAAGTTAGCAACCCAGGCCGCACCTTCCGGCAGATAGCAGAGTCCTGCCTCATGAGCAGGGCTCAAAAGATCGGCACGAAAAGTCTTATCTTTGCTTGTAGAGACTTCTTTCAATGGGATACGAGTAGATCCCCCTAAATCTTGCACCACTGCCTTACCTGACGCTGAGCCGCCGCCCTCAACTACAACGCGATCGGGACGCCACTTATCATATTGGACCTGTACGGCCCTTCTCATCTCAGGGTACTTGATACGGGCTTGCCACATATCAAAGAGATAGTAGCCAATGGGAGAGATACCAAGCGTGGCACATGCCGCAAAATCGTTTTTCTTCTTTTCGCCAATAGCCGTGTCCCACGCCTGTACGAGCTTGGTCACACCAATAGTATGAAGATAATCACGACGTTCTGCGGCCTGCAGGTTATGAAAATTCGGATCCAGTTTGAAGAACTTCCAATCAGCTCTCTTGAATATCTCGCCTTCACGGGCGGCAGGACGTTGTTGGAAGAGGGAAGCCCATACACGAGTTCCTACTGCCCGCTGGATGCGCTCAAGCTGCTCTATGTTATAGCGTTCGGGGTGAAGGGCTTCACCAATTTTCCGGTGAACATCGTCCACTTCTGCGATGGCTGGGTAGGAAATGACCTGCCATTGCTCCCCCCCATTTTTGGCATCCTTCAACAAGCGCCCCGCAAGATCGTCCTCATGCCACCGCGTCAAGATCACGAGGATTCCACCACCAGGCATCAAACGTGTGTAGAACGTGGATTGATACCATTCCCACACTTTATCACGATAGGTCTGCGAGTAGGCCTGTTCAGCGTCCTTTACCGGGTCATCAATGATGCCGAGATCCATACCGCGCCCGGTAATACCGCCCCCAACACCACTACTCTTATAAACACCCCTACAGCCCACCACCTCAAAAATGTCCGAGTTGCGTAGGAACGAACCATCCGTCACGGCGCGTATATTATCGTCATTGAGACGCGACCCTGGGAAAAGGTTGCGATACGTATCACTCTCCATCACGCGCTGGACATCGCGATTATTGCTAGAGGCGAGGTCCGCTGCGTAGCTTGTAGCAATGATAGAAAGATCTGGGTATTTCCCGAGTGCAAAAGCAGGAAGACGTCGTGACGCTAGCTCGGTGTTTCGTGTTGGCAGAAAGCCTGTACCTGCAAGAAACAAATGTGATGGATGCTCAATCTCTATGCAAACGGTATCTGTGTTTTCAACTCGTTCAAATGAAAGATAATGCCCTGGCTGCTTCGTGCCGTTCTTGCATCTTTCGGCTTTTCTCGGTAATGATGCAGCATTCTTCATGTAGAACATGACGCGAAACTTTGGTCCGCAATCCTTTCCGTACAACATAGATCTGCCACGAATAACAGATACCTTTACGCCAAGTGAACGTATCAACTCTGCGGTATTCAGTGCGAGTTGCTCATTCGTGTTGCAGAACTCAATCTGACCATCTGGTGATACATGCCCATCAGAGTCGATCAATCCTTGCAACAGCGCCATGCGCTGTTCTATGGACGCACGCAGATACATCTTTGGAATGTGCTTATTCCCAAGTAGCCCAGCGTCACGCAGCTTAGGTAAAAGGCCCAAAATGTGCGGTCTAGTAGTGTAGCTTTCGCTGCTGATTCGATTGAGTACGAAAACTGCATCTTCAAGACCTTGCGTAATGAATGTGCAATCATTCTTACCGTCACCTAACCACACGCCTAGCGTGTATGGTGCGATGGGTAGATCAGCGTCAGGGAGTTGCAGTGCCCCGGCGCATTCGATGAGTGGTCTGCGCGATCCAGTTCTAGCAGCAAGCCATCGCGTCTCTTTCGTTGACCATGATGGTGCGCTCGGTGGGTCGATGCGCCCACTTTTTTGTACTCGCGTTGTCTTGTGCCCACGATCAAGCCTAACCACCCATTCGTGCGCTGCGTCTGCAATAATACTATCGCCCGTGTTCGTCGTGACTCTGTACGCTTCTCGATCACGCCATGTGTCAGATACCGCCACAATCTTTGTGATCGACCCATCAATGGCAAACACACTATCACCCACTCTCAAGTCGCCCATTCGTGCGAATCCGGTCGGTGTAGGTATCAGCTCATCAACAGACAAAGCTTTGCCATGACGAGGTGGAGCAAGGATCATCAAACGGGGTGATTTCTTCGCGACTACCTCCGCCAAGAACTTATCAAGCTCTGCGCAAATCTCTTCGTGGACCCACCCCATCAAATATGATTCATGCACCGTGGCCTTGGTAAATTCCTTCATGGAGCGTCGCGCACGTTCATCTAGTAGCTCTAGCGTATTGAGTACGCCGATACGGCGATTGTCCACGCAAACGCCATGAAGCACCTTCATCCCAAACGCCGTTTCAATTCAGCTTCCAATTCCTCATCCGTCATAGTTGCGTAGCGCGAAGGACCAACTGACCCACCCTCATAGTTCTCCACCCGATCACGGAATTTATCGGACTTATTCCCCTTCAGTAGGAACTGAGCCAGCGCATCAGAAAATTTTGTGATCTGACCAACTTCCGAGCCTTTGTAAAACACGGGCTCAGTATATCCTGAAAACGCCCGCCTCTGGCATTCCTCTTCCATCTTGTCATAGCCTGAAGCGTAAGCAGCTTGGAACCGCGCTTCAAACGCTGGATCTTCCTTGCGTAGGGTATATACCTTGACTCGATCCACCCCCGCAAACTCAGCACTACGTGTAACATTCGCCGTTTGCGCCAATGTGTTGAAAAACCTGTCCCAAACCTCTGGGGTCTTGGGCTTGGTAGCAAAGGATCGATTGGGCTTAGGAAGTTTTCGAGGTAGGCCGGGCACGGTGAGTGGACTCCGTTAATATATATAGACAAAGATAGGCACAAACCTACCTAATAGCTAGCCCAATCACATCAAATATTATCAATCCCCCCAAACAGCCTTCCGGATGGGATACCTAATCCTTAGCTACGAGCCACGCTCCACGTCCGAATGGGGGAGCAAATCATAGTAAAATTCCGGCCTTAACTGGCCACCCCGTCCTCGGAGTATATTTCCTCGGAGAGGATACGAAGAGCCGAGATTAGGATTTTATCCTGACTGCTCCCCACGGATGAATCACGGGGGGTTCCAAAAGAATCGCTACGCGACATGGGTTCCCGTGTTTCTCTTTCAACCCATCGGTCTATGCTTTTACTTTAGGCACGGCCGTTTCGGCAATCACACCGAATAGTTCGGGTGCCACCATCTGGAGTATCACTCCAGCCCTACCGGCGGGGCTTGACTTCAACGTTGGGACGGGCAGCATTGATGGGACTCCATCAGAAATCAGTGCAGCCAAGGTTTATCAGGTGAGCGCGTCCAACGGGACAAGCAGCACTTCAGCCTTCCTATGGATTTCGGTTGTTCCATAAGCGGCGCCCTTGCCATGCGGGCATATTCCACATGGTGCAACCCAAAGGGTCATCGGACCCTCGGCATGCTTTCAATCCTCGCCAAAATGGCGGGATTGATATTCATGGGTTGCCGTCGATTATCTGCCAGATAGGCAAGTGCCTGTGTCATCGAGTCCACTTGGTCGTCGTGACTTCCAGCCGGGAAGGTGGAAAGTTCCTCGATGAAGTCGGACAGCCAGGGGGCGGACTGCGGTAAGAAGACCTTTCCGGCCTCGACTAATGGCGTCACCGCGTTAGCCCTAGCCAACTTGTCGCTGTCAACCTGGATGGGCTTCACCGGCAAGCGCGTATCGCGCCGTAGCTCCTGAATGAGGGACTGTCCGCTGGCCTTGTCCTCGATGAGCAAAACTCTCGGAGGGTAGGTTTCCGCAAGGACCAGAACTTTCCGCTTCAAGTCGGGGAATGTGACTTTCCCTCGCCATACGTGCATGAGGTAGTAGCCATCCTGGCACTTCGCCCAGGTGGTCATGACCGAGTAGTCATTCTCGGCGCCCGTCTTGAATGCGGTATCGAGGGACTGGATGATCATCTCCGCTCGCGGAACATCCTGGTAAAAGCGCCAGTGTTCGCGTTTGAACAGGTTCCCCTGCTCTGTGGCCGTCCAATCCCCCTCCAGCCATGCACGGACCAGCCACGCAGGCCCAGAGGCCCTCAGGCGGTCGATGTAGCTCGGGTCCTTGTCCATCAGAATTTTGTTATCCGCCAAGCGACTCGGGATGAAAACCCTCATCACTCCATCTGCTCCCTGAAAGGGAACTGCGGGGCGTGCAAGGTCGATGTAGCGTACCTTGAGCCATTGGTGGCCCTTTCCGCCGGGGTTGCCTGTAAGCACCAACTGGCACGGAACACCATGCACTGAACGAAGGCAGGCCCGAAGCATATCGATGGGTCTCGATGTGGGCCAGTTCCCAGCCTCATCAAAGCCCATGAAGGTATAGGCGTGACCCTGATACTTCGAAGCGTCCTCATCGGCATCCAGGAAACGCAGTTTCAGCGATGCCCCGCCGGGCATCAGCCACGTTTTCGAACTCACTTTGTAGGTGGCGCCAATGGCGGGGAACACCTCCAGCATACGGGCCTGAACTTCGTCCAGTTCACTCATAGACCGTCGGAAGATGATTCCCCTGGCATGTGTGCCATAACGGCCCGCATGTGCCAGCCAGAGGCCCATGAGGCCGTCTGTCTTGCCTCCGCCTCGCGCGCCACCGAAGAGGATGTCTTGGATGGGGCAAGACAGGAGCAGCGCCTGCGGCCCTGGCTGAGGCTTCCACACGACTTCATAATTCAACTGATTCATCGGCAACCTCCTGAGGCGTGATGTCGATAACTTGGGCGGCTTGGGCCTGCCATTCGGAAAGGGTTGGCGCTGGTGTGGGAACCTCCACGACGAAGCGGACCGCAGTGCCATCGGGGCCTTGAATGGTCACAGGCGCATAGAGCCCCAAGAGCTTGGCCCGATGATCCATGACCTTCAAAAGCGTGTTGATCGC